AACCCTAACACTGTCAGGGGATTTAACGCTGGTAGGGTATATATAGATGAGAGTGCTCACTTTTTAAAAGATAGAGAGATATTCCAGGCTATACAGCCATCTATATCGCGCGGTGGTAAGATTACTTTAATATCTACCCCTAAAGGTAGGGCTAACATATTCCACGAAAAGTGGACTGATGATGATGATTATAGCCATCACAGAGTTCCATATACAGAATGTCCCGATCCCAAGTATCAGAAGACAGTAAAGAAGCAGCGTCGTACTATGTATGACATGGATTTTAGACAGGAATACTGTTGCGATTTTATGGCTGATGATATGGCGATGTTCCCGAAATCGCTTATAGAACCATGCGTAGACTCAAACCTTAAAAATGTATTTTTTAGTGAGTCACAAAACCCATTCTTTATGGGTATCGACTTTGCTAAAAAAGTTGACTCGACTGTAGTATCTATAGCAGAGACAACAAAAGCAAAACTTATTGTTATCAGGCATCTCAAAGAAATGAAGAGGATGCCATATGAGACAGATGATCCTACATTACCAAGCCAGCTTTTAGAAATAACTAAACTGTTTAAGACTTTTAAGATACAAAGAATAAAGATGGATTCTACTGGCGTTGGTGTTAAACTAGAAGAAGACCTCATAAGAAAGTTTGGCTCTATAGTAGAGGGTGTTAGATTTGGTATCAATGAGAAAGAAGCGTTGATTACTAATCTTAGGATTGCGTTTGAGAAGAAGTGTTTGAGAATACCAGATAACGAAGAGTTGATTTCTCAACTTATGGGGTTAGAAAAACATACAACAGAAACTGGTTTACCACGGTATAAACATGTTTCTGGAAAGCATGATGATTATGTTTGGTCATTAGCATTATGTGTAAGTGCTGCAACCCTAGCGTCTATCGATATAGGCTTTAGTTATGTAGGAGAAGCTGTGTCCTACAAGGTAAATGAAAAGGTTTTTGAGAAACCCTCAATCATAGCATTTTAGGCGGAGATATGGCATTTTTTAATTTTAAGAAAAAAGTAGAAGTAAAAAAACCTCCTGTTGGTAAGATGACTGCCGACATAGGTAAACAGATGCAAAATTGGAACATGCTTGGTCACGGTACTTATAATCCAGATGATATTGGATTAGACACCTACAAGTATATGGCAAGTACAGATTCTGAAATTAAAGCTGCCTTTTCTTTGATAAAGCTCGCTACGTTATCCAGAAAATGGAAAGTAACATCTCTTGAGTCATCGCAAGACATAGTAGAGTTCATAAAATATAATTTTGAGCATGTAGAAAGCCGTCTATCTGGTTCTCTTGCTAAAATACTCTCTGCTATCATATACGGTTTTAGTGTAACTGAGATTATATGGACGTTATATCCTGAAGGCCAGTATAAGGGTAAGATAGGTCTTAAGAGATTAAAGTCATTGGATCCTATGACTGTAAGTTTTGATATGGATGTTAAGGGTAATCTCAAGGGCGTAACACAGAAATTAAGTGATACAGATGATAACAAGGGTACGCCACTACCAAAAGAGAAGTTAATTATATATACAGAAGATAAAGAGTTTGGTAATTTTTATGGTAGAAGCAGACTAAGGGCAGTTTATAAGAATTGGTTTATTAAAGAAACACTTTTAAAGTTTTGGAATGTAGCATTAGAACGCTGGGGCCAGCCTATTGTTGTAGGTACCGTACCAACAACTGATGACTTGGATAAGATGGTAGACATTCTTAACAATCTACAAGATAAATCATCTATTGCTAAGACAGAGGGTTGGGACATAGCTGCGCTAGAGACTGGTATAGGTCGTAGTTCAGGTGGTGATTATTCTGATGCTATTAAGTATCATAATGCACAAATATTAAAGGGTATGTTAGTTCCTGCACTACTTATAGATAGTGGTCAGGGCGCGGGGTCATACGCATTAGGACAAACACATTTTGATATATTTACTCTAATGGTTAAGAACTTAGAGAATGATATATGTGGTATTATAGAGAACTATTTAATAAGGCCATTAGTAGAGTATAATTTCGGCGAGCAGAAATCTTATCCCGAGTTTCAATTTGAACCTCTTACAAAGCAAGAACTATTCAACCTAGCTAGAACGTTTGCATTGTTGGTCAAGAATGGTGTTATAGGAGCAGATGAGCAGTTCATGAGAGATATGATGAGCTTGCCTCATCGTGACGCTGCTGAAGCTGGCCCGTCTACTCTAGCTGGTAGCAAACCAAAAGAAAAGGTTCCTATACCTCCTGCTACGACACAAATTAAGAAAATATCTGAAACTAAAGGTTCTCAACAGATTAAGACTCCAAAGAGTACAGCTGAAGGTTTAACAAAGCGAGAACCGCGTGGCTAAATTTCAGAAACCAAGGAAACCAAAGCAACTAAGCAAAGCTAAGAAACCGAAGGAGTTGAAATAATGCCTTGGACCATTAAAGATGTTGATTCTAAAATAAAAGGCTTAAACTCATCACAGAAGGCTGCATGGGTTTCTATAGCCAATGCTGCATTAGCTAATTGTAAATCTAAAGGTGATTCAGATTGTGAGGGTAGAGCAGTGAGGATAGCTAACGCTAAAGCTAAGACTATTAAAAATTCTAACGAAACAGTCGTAGAACTATTTAAGTCAAAAAGGATTAAGTGGAAAGATATAAAAACGGTTGAATCAGAAGAGGGCTTACTGGTTAAGGGTATACCCGTATTTAAGACTGGTATGCATCGTAATAAGAAATACGATGAAAAATACATAGACAAGAATATGATAGGGCAGTTTGATCCTGAAGATGACATCCCATTGCAGGCAGACCATTCCGATAGTTGGAACTCTACATTAGGCTGGGTTAAGAAGCTATATCGTAAAGGTAAGCTTTTGCTTGCTGATTTGATGTTAGTGGAAGATAACGCAGTTGCTAGATGGCAAAAGGGTTTAATGAAAAAGTGGTCGGTAAGCATAAATAGGGAAACTGGCAAATTGCATGAGATTAGTGCTGTTGCTTTTCCTTATGTTAAAGAAGCCGCCATACATGGCGACGTAGCGGAGGTAGGAATGAAGGACTACGAAGTAGAAGAAACAGAGATAGGTAAAAAACCTCCCAAAAGAGAAATAATCGAAATAGATGCACATGCTGAGAACGATCATCAGCCAGCTCAGATATACGATGAGCATGGCGAGCCTCTCTCTATAAGCATTACTCCTAAGAAAGTAGAAAAGGAAGAAGTTAAAGAAGAGAAAAAGGAAGATGATAAAGAAGAGCATGATGAAAACATTGAAACCATAGATTGGGCAGATGGAATAGATGTTTCTATATCTAGTAAAGGTACTCCTAAAACCACATTTCTTACTGTAAACGGTAAGAAAATTAAGGGCGCTACAGATGTATCGTTTAGTATGTATGGTTCAACTGTAAGCGTGAGATACACTAAAACTAAAAATAGTTCTGATGGCGTTGTAGAGAGTCAGAGTTATGAATATAGAACACCCTATACCGATAGACCAGTTTACGGTGAAGACCTTACCGCATCTTCTCAAGCTTTGTCTGACTCCTCAGATGATAAGGCAAGAGACAATAAAGCTTCTGACGAACATGACCCCGCCAAAGAGCATGTTGGTCTAGCAAACGATAACGAAGATACGGAGACAAATACAATGTCTGATGAAAAGAAAACTGATGTACAGGAATCTTCGCTTTTGAAAGAAGCGATGGAAAAAGAAGTTAAGCTTTCTTCTGATATAAAGGAGAAAGATACAAAGCTGGCTAAAATGTCTGATGACGTTAAGGCTAAAGAATTAGAAATAGCACAGTTTAAGGTTGACAAAGAACTCGCTGACCTTAAGGCCGCTGGCAAAGTATTACCCGCCCAGGAAGAAGGCATGAAGGAATTAATGCTGGGTCTTTCTGAAGAGAACAGAGGTAAATTTATCGAAGTTCTTAATGCAGGTAAGCCAAAGGTTGATTTGGATGAGCATAGCTCACAAGAATCAAAGAAGGACGAAGATAGCAAAGTTGACTTAGAGTCAATGAGTGCTGAAGAAATCGAAGCTAATATCGAAAAGTATGCTAAGGATAATGGCGTACCAGTAGATGACGCTAGAGATATATATTACGAGAAAAATTCTAAGAAATAACTAGAACTTTCTCAATTGTAACATGAAGGAGAAATAACAATGTCTGTTTCAGAAACGTATGCAGGTAATATCGTTGCTGTAGCGGGACCTTGGGAATTTCAAGCCAAAGCTTCTGGAACAATCGGTGAAGGTGAAGTGGTTGAACAGAATGTTGACGTACTCGATGCGCTGACTGTTAAGCAGGGAACTGCTAATAGTCAGAAGATTATCGGCTATGTTGACGCTGATTGGGAAGCAAATGATATCGCTACTGTTTATCAGGGCGGTATTGCTAGGCTTGTTGACTCGGGTGCTGGTATAACTATCGGTGACCAAGTTGTATGTGCTGGAAGTGGTGCGATTAAAACGTATGCTTCTGGTTTAGGTGCAGCTACTACCGTAGGTATAGCAATCGAAACAATAAGTGCCTCAGCTTTCGGAAAAATTCTTGTGAATATTTCCCACAATGATGGTTAAACAAGGAGTTAAAAAATGATAGGTTATGAGATACAGGCTGACTTACATCCTAAAAAACTCACTGGTATAGCCATTAAGAAAACTCAAGGCGTTCTTTTCATGACAGCTATTTTGCCTGAAAGATCGTTCCCTGAATTTAGTGGTTATTACAAGAGTTATGGAGGCGTTGCTTACGGGCAAATGGCTCCAGAAGTAGGTGAAGGTGGAGAAGATACACTTCTTAACACAAGTTATGACGAGGAAACTTTCACCATGAAGGAATATCGGATTGGTGGAAAGATTAGCGAAAGAGCAGTCAAGTTTCTGATGAATAAGAACTCAAAGATAGCAGTATCTGCGGGTCGTTCTCTTATTACTGATGAAGTTGAGTTCCTAGCTGATACTCTCGCACTTCGTGAAGAGAAGGTAATCATAGATGCTATAGTAGCTGGTGCTTCGGCAACTGCTGTTGCAGCGTCTGCAAACTGGGTAAGCGCGAGCTCTACCCCAGTAGCTGACTTACGTAATGCTGCAAAGAACATTCTTACACAGCAACATGTACAGCCAGATACCCTTATAATTAGCCCACAGGTTGAATTAGACTTGATGAATCATGCTGATATTAAGGACATCTATAAGTATTCAGGTATAACAACTAATATCGAAGCTCCAGTAGTTTCTGGTAGAAGTCGTTCTATCCCGAACATTGTAGGTCTTGACGTATTTGTTTCAGACTGTGTTTATACTAGCGTTAGTCAGTCTAGTGCTTCGATTCTTGATGGCGCTACTGAAATCGCTATGCAGCCAGATACTAATGCTGTAGTCTGCAAGAGAGGTCCTTCATTGGGTCTTACTTATGTAGCAGAACCACTTACAGTACGTAGGTGGGCCGAAGAAGGTATTAGGTCTATAAGAGTACAGCTCTTTAAGACATTTGTACCAGTTGTGTTCAGAGGCAAACAAATATGCATGGTAACTAACGTATAAGTTGGTTTTCACATATAGGTGGGGCGGGTAAATTAATTCCCGTCCCACCAAATCAAAGGGAGATGATATGCCAAGACGAGATTCTACTGGTCCAAATGGTAGGGGTGCAAAAACGGGCGGGCAAAGAGGCAATTGTCCAGGAGCAACATCAAGAGGAATGCCAGAAGATGGTAGAGGCGCAGGTAGGGGAAATAGACGAAAAAGAGTAAAATAATATGAAATGTCCACGCGATGGCAGCACATTAAAAAAACTCAGGATGTCCTACGTATGCCCAAGATGTGATTATAAAGTAATTCAACCAAACAAAAAGGTATATCCTGAATTAAATCATACGGTTGTTACTCCAGAAAATATTGTTTGGAGTAGCTATACGCTTACCAATTGTACTTTAACAGCTGGTGTCATCAGTATGGACTCTGGTCAGCTAAGTGCCACTATAGTGTCACCACAGCTTGCCAATTTAACACGCAACGAATCCACAGGAATGTGGCGTGACATAACAAAGGTTTTATATAAAAAATTAATAGCATCAAATAATGGTGGACGTATACGTTTACATGCATCTAATGATGGTAGTACCAGATGGTTAAGGATTAAAGACGATAAGCAGGAGTGGCGTCTTAATGATGGTCATGAGGGGGATTTTGGTGGTACCTATCAGAAGAAGTATAGTGACTTACGATTGAAGTTTACATTGACTCGTAGTAGTGCTAGTGATACATCACCCACTGTTACGAGTTTTATTTTAGAGCATAACTATCTACCAGAAGATAAAAAGGTAAAATCTAGGGATAATGTTAACGATTTAATAATGGGGAAATAAAATGCGTAAAGATTTTAAAAGGGAAGAAGAAATTAAAGAAGAGTTGACTGGGCAACAAGCAGAAGACGAAAAGTTTGAGCAGATTATAAGCAACTCATATATCTTCGGTCAATTTATGCTGATGCATATGATATTAAAGATACAAAAACTTAAGGGCAATGAAGCCGTGTTTAAGTTCATCAAAAAGAAGTACGTAGATATGGGTAAAGCGAACACGCACTTTTTAACACAAGCCATGAAGAATGATGAGCTTATTATCAAATATTATGAAGACACGCTACAGACAAAATTCTAATGAGAGATTATTATATTTTTATAATTATAGTAGTAGTTGTGGCATTTTTTATAATAAGATTATCGTGTAACTAACACCAAACAGGGAGGAAGAAATGGCAGACGAAGCAAAGAAGATGGAAGGCATGGGAAAAAAAGAAGCACAGGCAGTACCACAGCAACGCACCATAAAAGATTTATCAGTAGATGAGTTAAAGATACTTGTATATGATAAGAGTATCGCTCTTGGTTCTCTTCAGAAAGAACTAGAGATATTGAATCAAGAAATAATAAGTAGGAGAAATCCTACAACGAAATAAGTAATCATCCTCACGCGGGGGCTGCGGTGCGAAGGTTATTCAGGTAACAAGGAGATGTAAAATGAGTAGTGTTGTTATACGTGGTGGAGACGGTAATAGGTATCCAGCATTAGTAAATTCATCAGGTAAACTAATGGTAGATACGGAACTTTCCGTTAGTGGTATTAATATAGAAAACGTAACTGTTTTCAGAGATGAACTTGGTAATTTATCACAAGCATTGGTAAGTTCTTCTTCATTTCATCAGAAAGATGACATATATGATAGCACTGGTAATGCTCTCACATCTACAGGCGGTGCGCTTGATGTAAGCGTCTCAGCCCCAGATGGTATAGGTATATCGTATCAGCCCCCAGTAATTGTATCTGGTATAGTAGATGTAGATGCTAATGGTTCAGATGTAACAGTAGATAATGCAGCTGGAGCAGCCGCTGTTAATATTCAGGATGGTGGCAATTCAATAACGGTAGACGGCGGTGTATATTCTACTACACCAATTGTGGTGTCTGGAATACAAGATACAGTAGCTGTAAGTGGTTTAGTGGGATTAAATCCTGGAGAAGGAACCACCATAGGTAAAGTAAAAATTACAGATGGTACATATGATGCGACTGTAGCTGATGATGGGTACCTAGTAACTATGAGTGTAGAACACCACAACGTACACGAAGGTACTTGCTACGCAGCAACTGCTAGTGGTATAGTTGCTTCATCGGGTAATAGCAAATATTGGTTAATACACGCTCCAAATACAGCTACTAGAGTTCATTTAACATCTACGCTGTATGTAGATAAACAGGTAACCGCAACTTTACTAGAGAACCCTACGGTATCTAGTTCTGGAACGCCTATTTCTGCATATAATATGGATAGGAATTCTGTTAATAATACATCTCTTAGCTATTACAGCGATCCGACCGTTGGTGCAGATGGTACTGTACTAGAGGTTGCGTTTGTTGGAGAAAGTTCCAAGATAGGTGGTAGCGAAAATTCAGATGGCAAGATGATACTCAAACAAAACGAAGATTATCTTATAAAGGTAACTACTCACACTAGCGACACAAATATGTCGCTTAGATCGGACTGGTGCGAAGAATAAAAATCGAGCCAACGCATTGTGCCCATGCGGAGAGGGGTGGTCCCCCTGCCATCCCTCTCTGGCTCTTACATAGGGAAGGGGAATATGGATAAACCACGCATATTATTAGTAGGTGATTCAGCAGCGATAGATACTGGAATGGGTGTAGCATGTAAAGAGCTGGGAATTAGACTACACAATAGTGGAAAGTATGAAGTAGCACAGTTTGGTTGGTTCTGGCACTCAGCTAAAGAGCGGGGGCTTAAATGGAACTTTCCTTGGAAACAATATACAACATCTGACACAAGAAATCCATATGGACATCCAGTTGGTTGGAATCATAACTATGACGACCCAAAAGGAAACTTTGAGAGCTCTCCTTTCACACAAACATTAGATACTTTTAAACCAGATGTTATAATAGCAATAGCTGACCTATGGATGGCTGACCACATTTATTTCTCACCACGCAGAAATGAATTTAAGTTCATACATGAGTTTCCAATAGATGGTGGGCCAGTACCACCCAGTTGGGTAAAGTTAATTAAGAACGCTGACTTACCAGTGGTAATGAGTAAGTACGCATTGAGAGTGTGTCATGATGTAGACCCATTTGTTCATATAGAGCAAATACCACGTGGCGTTAATACGTCTACATTTAGACCATATCCCAATAAGAGTGAACTACGTAAGAAATATCTACCATCTACAGAGGGCGAGTTCGTAGTAGGTGTATTTGATAGATATCAAGATAGGAAGCAGATACCACGGGCAATAGAAGCATTTGCTAAGTTTAAACAGCTACATACAAACGATAAATGTTCTCTATATTTGCATTTAGACCAGAATGATGGGCATTCAGCAAAACAAAAAAAGTTTCTTTTGGGAGAGAATGGTATCATTGGTAGATACAATATCACTCAAAGTGTATTGGTTAACAATAGGGTTACAGTAGAAAAAGGTGTAGAGCTTCAAGAGCTTGTAGGCCTCTATAATTGCTGTGATGTTAAGATATCAGCAGCACAGGGCGAAGGTTGGGGACTTACCACGACCGAGGCGATGTCGTGTGGTATTCCATGCATAGGACCTGATTATACTACGTTTCCAGAGCACTTTGAAGGAGATAGAGGACTTTTAGCTAAGGTGGCTACGTTTATAGTAGGTCAATACAACGTGGACAGAGCTTTAGTAGATACAAATGACCTTGCTCGATGCATAGAGGTACTTTATCGCTCTAAAGAGCTTAGAAGCCAAATATCGCTCAAATCAAGACAATATGCATTATCATTAGACTGGTCATCTGTATATGGTCGATGGGAAAACATCATTGACACATTATTGCATAAAAGAACATATACTGTTTCATCTAGACCAGAGTCAATACGTATAGCTAGAGACAAACAAGAAATCAATATACAGGGTGCAATATACGAAAATACAGGTTTTAGCATTGTAACAGCTGGTTTTGCTAAAGGCTTAAGAGATTTAGGGCACAAAATATCCATAACACCTAGGATTGATAAGCCAGCAAATTATGATGTAGGTGATTTACAACAGCTCATTGACAAAGACAAGTATAACGATGTTGAGATAATCAACCACATGCCTGACGAATGCGTTAGACGCATAGATGAATCAGTAGCACGTGTTAAAATTATATACTCCCCATGGGAAATGACTGAGGTCAAGGATGAATGGATAGATATGATTAATAGGAAAGCAGATGCTTTCTGGTGCAACTCTACATTCGTAAAAGATATATTTGTAAGAAATGGCGCATCCGCAGATAAGATAACTGTCATACCTAATGGTATCACTGTTAATACAAATTCTAGTGCGGCAGTATTGGATACAGATAAAAAATATAGATTTCTCGCATTAGGTAATCTTGGTGATGTCAGAAAAAATACAGCTACTTTATTACAAGCGTATCTTGCTGAGTTCAGTGGAGATGACGATGTGTGCTTGGTGGCTAAATCACAGCCAGGGCATGTTAATTCGGATCCAACTGAATTGTATGAGACTATGATACGTGGTATAGATAATCCCGCAGAAGTAAAGATTATACATGAAGATATGGACGACTTATCACCGCTGTATAAAGCTTGTGACTGCCTTGTTACGGTATCTCATGCTGAAGGGTTCTGTCAGCCAGTATTGGATTCATTAGCATCTGGAATGGCAGTCATAGCCCCTAACTATGGTGGGTATCTTGATTTTGCATCAAACATAACTAGGTTTATGGGTATTACACATCGGTTATCAGCCGCTATTAAATCACCAGTTTATCTACAAGGTGCTAAGTGGTGCGACATAGACTTTAAACCATTAATGCATGCTATGCGCAAGATGTATGGCGCAGGGATAGTTAATGATGGCGAAAATAGAGTACCAGACTATACATGGGAAAATACAGCTAAAAAAATTGATGAAGCACTTAAAACACTAGAGAAGATTCCGAGAAAGACTAGAATATATTATAAAAACTTTTGTAAAAATATGTGGAACGATGACAATCGTACCAATATCATGCGTTACGCGCCAAGTTTGGTAGAGTTTACTGACAATTGTGGTGACGCTGATATACAGATTATTGATATAGCTAAACTAGCAGACTTCACAAATTTGTGTTGCAAGAATTATATAATAAACTTTCATTGTAGAGGTGTGTGGTCAGAAGAAAAGATAGAAGATTACTTACCATATTTTAAAAATGCTCTTATGGTATATTCACACTTAGATTTACAGAGCGAGTTACCAGAGCTTACCAACTTTATTAGGGGGCCGTGGGGTACAAATCATCGCAACTTCTACCATATGGTTGACAACACGCACAAGTATATAATATTAAATACTGGTAGCGTTGCAGAGACAGAGGGCATATACGAGTCTATCATAGCAGCCGATGCTGTAGATAAAAATATTATACACACTGGTCCAAATTTACAGCTTAAGAACAAATCATACCATGTATGTAGAGAATTCTTAACGATATCTAATTTGTGTTATATGTATCATACGTGCTCATACACATCTGGAATGCGACGAATAGAGGGATTCGAAAAAACCGTTGCAGAAGGATTGATGTGTGGCTCTAGACCAATATGTTTTGATACACCACTATATAGACATTGGTATGGAGACTTAGTAGAGTATGTTAAAGAGGGAACTAAAGAAGAGACTACATCTGGTCTAATTGATATATTTAAAAAAGAACCAAGAAAGGTTACGAAAAAAGAACGAGAGATAACAGCTAAGATGTTCTCTTGGGTAAACGTAGCAAAAATTTATTGGAAATCATTAAACACTTTAATCAATGGGGAGAAGTAATGGAAAAAAACTTTACAGATTTCTTTTACAAACAGTTTGAGGATAAGAACATAGCATTTTTATCTCCATACAAGTGCGAGTTTGGAGAAAGACAAGCAGAGCTAGTCAATGGCATTACTGGTGTCCCATTGACATTTAAAAAAGATGGTGCTGATTGTTATTATTTTCATGATTTGAATAATATATCTGATGCACAGCTTGGACAGATAGTAAAGCAGTATGATTACTTTATTTATCCAGTATACGCAGAGTTCTTTGACTTATTAAAACGCATACGACCACTATTTAAAGGTACGATAATTGGTGTGACTGATATACAAACTCATCAGCTATCATACTGGCCCATACCTATACTACAACATTTTGTGGAGTCGCTACGCCTATATGACTACATAATGTGTACTAACATCGACGAAGTTGATACGTTCAGAGTTGCTTTAAATGACCATACTAAATGCTTATACACTGGCTGGGCGATGTATCCTGAACAGTTGCACTATCCTTACATAAAAGAGAATCGTAAAGAAACTAATGGTATATGCGTAAGCATTAATAATCCTGGTGATTTTAATAGAGACTTACTCACTAATCTAGAAGCTTACAAGAGAATCAAGAAACTTTTTCCTGCAACTAAAGGGTGGATGTATTACATAACACCTAATAAGAAAGATGATTTAAGAAAGCTCATAGATGATGTTGGTGCAGAAGATTTTGAGCTAGTGGATGAGTTACCATATAAAGAAGCGGTAGAGTATCTATCTAACGCATATATGGCAATACATCTATATACATTTAAAGTAGTTGGAAGATTAGCACAAGATTGTGCAGCTTTAGGTATTCCTATGGTGGGTACAGTTGCTAACTTCCCCAATAGAATGTGCTTCCCTGAAACATCAGTTGCAGATTATGATATAGTTCATGCTGTAGAAATAGCGGCACGACTGATGACAGATAAATTGTTTTATAATAAAGTTGTTAATAAAGCTATTAATGCGTCACATTTCTATAACTTAGAAAATACGCAGAAAAGGATATGGGGATTTCTTAATGGGCAAATACAACATACTACTATGTAGTGATGTAGGAGATACACAAAGCTGGGGCATATCAGCTATTGGTAATGCTACTGGGTTTTTACAGAATCGACAGAACCTATCTATATGGGTAAAAGACCACTATGGTTCATGCCCTAAGTTTCTTGTTGACCATATCAATAGAATATATAAGTTTGATGTTATTATTAATCAGGGTCTTCCAACGCAGATGTTCTTTCTGAATAAAGTGCATGGAGACATATTTAAGGTTACACTAAACTGCTGGGATTCAAGTCTTATATCAAAAGAAGCAGCAGATAACTTAAACAGCATAGCAAATGCTAGTATATGCTTATCAAAGTTTACAGAGAAAGCATTTAGAGATGCTGGTGTAACCATACCTATCCATGTTGGCGGGCAAGGAGTAGATACCAATCTATTCACATACAAGGAGAGAGCAAAGCGTGATAAATTTAGATTCTTATTTGTGGGTGTGGCTCAAGGACGCAAGGGAACAGATGAACTGCGATATGTCTTTGAAGACGCATTAGGTGATAGAGACGATTGTGAATTGGTAGTGAAGTCTACTGGTTGGGGTAAATTACCAGAAAAGTCAAGGTGTAAAAATGTTAGATTGGTACATAATGAGCTCAGTCGTCTTGAGCTCGCTGATTTATACCACAGTTGCGATTGTTTTGTTTGCCCTACTCATGGTGATAGCTTCATGTTGCCAGGATTGGAAGCTATGGCTACAGGTATGCCGCTTCTTATCACAGGTTTCGGAGGGCCAACAGAATACATCTCAGAGCAAACAGGCTATCCGCTCAAGTATAAAGAAGTGGACTGTGGGTACTTACCAGGAAAACAAGCTGAACCCGATAAAACGCACTTAGCATATTTATTAAAATACATATTAGAACATCAAGACGAAGCAAAAGAGAGGGGAAAATATGGAGCGCAATGGGCAAGAGAATATTGGAGTTGGCAAAAAGACGCAGAGCGAATCATACAGTTCTTTGATAAAACGATACAACGGTAAGCTAGCAATAGGTGTAGGTCCTAAAGACTTACATGCTGAAGGCTATATCAATGCAGACATTAGAGAAGCACCTTATATGGACTTACTGTTTGATGCGAGTCAAACACTCCCATTTGAAGATGAATCTCTTAATGAGATACTAGCTGAGAGCGTTTTAGAGCATATTAATCATAATGTTATTGGAGTGGATCCACTTTTTAGAATGACTAATTCTATCAAAGTCTTACGTGAATGGCGTAGAGTTCTTAAGCCTGGAGGACTATTGGTACTTAGATTACCCAATCTTAGAGGAGTTTTTAAGCAATATCTTGCTGGGAATATGACTGTTATTGATTTCATTGGTTATGTATATGGTGGTGGGGAATATGCAGAAAATTATCATAAAGCTGGATTTGATAGTAAGATAATATCAGCATGTTTAAGGGCGGCTGGATTTAAAGAGTGGAAGATAACTGACGCTCATAATCCAGCTAACGAACTTAAAGAAGACGTGTCGTGGGAAATGGGTGTGAGGGCTATAAGATGAGAGCTGCAATGTGGAAAGCTAAAATAGCAAGTAATGGTAAGAAGGATATTGTTGGAGTAGAGGTTGGCGTAGATAGGGGTGTTCACGCGTGGGGCATGCTTTATGATTGGAAAGAGATTAAGACATTACATTTGGTAGACAATTACAGCGAGAGACCATTATCTAGCCATGGTGATGCCAGGGTAACGCTTGAAGAGTTTAAAGATAAGGTAAAGTGGTATTTGCAGGCATCGTTAGAAGCGGTATTATTGTTTGATGATAATTCGTTGGATTTTGTATACATAGATGCTAGCCATGCGTATTTTGATGTATTGAGAGATTGTATAGTGTGGTACAAAAAAGTAAAACCTGGTGGCGTGCTATGTGGACACGATTATAGATTAGATTGGCATAATATGAAGGAAAAGTCACCAACTTGGATGAATGCACATGGTGTTGTAAAAGCAATAGATGAATTTGTGAATATGAAAAATCAAGAATTTGAAATTAACAAAGAGGACAAAAAAATAGTACTTGAAACAAAAACAGATGGTAGTTCCAGTGATTGGTGGTTAATAAAATGACTCTAATAGATAAAATTAGAAACTTCGATTCTGGAAGATTAAAATTATTATTTGGGGCTGGCACATCAAACTGGAATAGCAAAGGGTATGTAAACGTAGATATTAGACAAACAGGAACTGTCAACACTGTGTGCGATTTATCTTGTCGTTTACCCTGGAAAGATAACGAAGTTGATGAGATATGGGCGGAGTCAGTATTAGAGCATATACCAATGGGAGCAAATTACGTAAATACCATTAGAGTGCTAAAAGAATGGAACAGAGTTTTAAAGACTGGTTGCATATTGACATTAAAGATACCAGACATGAAAGCTCTTTGTAGTTCATATTTAACTCATAGTGGAACTGTAATAAATTATCTATATGGTGGGCAAAATTATCCTGAAAATACACATGTAGCTGGATTTAGTATAAATAGTTTACAAGAGATATTTGCTGAAACTAACTATGAATTTATAAAAACTAATAAACCAGATTATATGCCTTGGGAGATAGAAATAATAGGGAGAAAAAAATAATGCCAACTTCATCACACTTTAGTATAACACCAATGATAAAAGAGATAAGAGAAACGAAGCCAAATACAATACTTGATGTTGGTTTTGGTTATGGCAAGTGGGGTTTTATGTGTAGAGAGATATTTGAAACCCAGGGTGATAGAATATATCCAGAAGATTGGGAATTAAAAATAGATGGTATAGAGATATGGAAACGCTATGTTGAAAAGCTTCCATGGGTTCCACATTTCTATGATAACATGTATAATGGTGATGCACTTGATGTTATAAAAACGCTAGGGCATTATGATTTAATAATCTTGGGAGATGTTGTAGAACATTTAGAAAAAGAGAGAGGCGAAGAATTATTACGCCAGGGCATAGAGAAGGCAGATAAGTGTTGTTTATTAAGCATACCAATAGGTGATTGGACTAACAAAAAAAGCATTCGTGATGGTAACACACATGAGCATCATCTTGCTATTTGGACAGAAAGTGAATTGGTTAGGATAGGCAAAGAGTTTGGGATTAATGTTGGGAATTATTTTATTCAGCGTCAAAGAGACAAAATGAGAGCAGAAGTTTGCGTAATGGCATTCAGAAAATGAAAATATACGAGAATATAAGACAAGATAAAAACTTTGTTGTTTGTTCGTTTTATACTAGTGGTGAATACTACGAGAGCGTCTTCTTGGACAAGCTATTCCCCAGTTTAAAGAAATATGACTTACCATATTACGTAGAAGAGTAGGAATACAGTTTAATGAAATGTATGTTTCTAATCACAACTGAGTTGTCTGAGAGATTGTTTAAATTCATCTACCCAAAGATGGAAGAGAAAATACTCTTTACAAAGTTTGATGATATAACTAAGTTTGATAAACCAGATGTGATTGTTAGTGCTTCTCATATAGATATGAATAAAAGTATCATTAACCACTTTGGTAGTAAGTCACTGTTTGTGGTAGAGGGATTAAACAACTGGAAATATATACAGGGTAACTATGTAGACAAGGTAGCTGTTTGGGGTGAAAACATGAAACAAGATTTCCTCAGAGGCGGCTGGCCCGAAGAGAAGCTCGTGATTACTGGTTGTCCTAGATTTGAGACGCATAAGCGTAGAGTGTTAATAGCGTTACCATCATACTCAAGGGTTGAATTAGATAGCGAGAAATTTATTGCCGATATGATAGAGTATTCTAAGGGGCACAATATTACTATTAGTGTTAAACGGCATCCTGGAATTTCAAATGAAAAACAGGATATTATTGAGTGCTTAAGAGAGTGTGAGGTTGTAATTACTGGTCCGTCGACAATAGCATTACACGCAATGTTAATGGATAAACATGTGATTTGCTTTGACACACATATGAATTTATTTGCTCGTGAAACTCATTTTATACCACTTGCAAGACATGTTAAGATATGCAGAACATACGCTCAAATTATAGACGAGCTCAAACATAGCGAGTTTCTAAACAATTATTTATATGACAGTTTTGGGGCAGCGAATAATATAATTAAACTTATTAACGAAATGGGGACAAAAGATGAGTAGAATCACAAAAGAAGAATGGAAAAAAGCAGAAGATGCGTGGCGTGGTGAGCGTGGAGCTGTAATAAACACAGAAGACCACGAGAGCATGCAGGTTAAAAGATATGATTTTGCAAATCTATTCACTGAAAACAAATTAGTGCTAGACCTGGGTTGCGGTAGCGGCTATGGTTCAGCAATACTATCAAAGAAAGCATGGTGTGTCCATGGGATTGATAAAACAGCAGATGCAATCGATTTTGCGAAAAGGCATTACAGTAAAGGTAACGTGGAGTGGTTTAATGAAGATTTTCCGCCTATTCTCAAAAAAGAAAAAACGTACGGCGTAGTTGTATGTCACGAGGTTGTAGAGCACATAGATGATGATGTGGGATTGTTAAAAGAGATAAAGCGCGTTATGGAAGATAATGGTATCTTTATTGGTACGACACCTATTAAAAAAGAGCACGAGAGTCCTGCTAAGTGGCACATACGCGAGTACAGTATGAAAGAATATAAGATACTACTAAAGAGAGTGTTTAGTGAGGTAGACGTTATTTACTTCGACCATAATAAAAGTATGGGAATATGTAAAAAATGACAAAAGAAGATTTTGTAAGTTTACTTGTGGACGAAGATTGGATGTGGGCGGATCATACCGAGAAGAAAGTAGTCGGAGTAGCATTTAAAAAAGAATTTAACGGCGAATATGTCAAGTATCACTTGTCAAATGAAGGCATAAAGCAACTCGACAAAGATATGTTGCTAGAAAAGTTGCGTTCACATGATGTATATCACATGTCACGGGTAGTAGGTTATTTTGCAAGGATAGGAAATTGGAATAAATCTAAATTAGGAGAATTGAAAGATAGGCAAAAGGGGGTATATTCGGTATGAAAAAATGCCATCTATGCGAACACATTAAAACAACTCATTTAATACACGAAGATAAGATTTGTTACATATGTGATTGTTCGATATGTGGACATCCTGTTGTAGCATTAAAAACGCATAGAAAACCTATTAAGAACGAATTAGAGCACATGCTTAACAAGACCAGGGAAATATTTAACATGCAGTTAAATGCATTTAATTTTAGCATTAAAGAGAACACAGAACACTTTCACTTTCATTTAACAGAATTTAAGGGGGGCGCAAGTGAGCCATTTGAAAACCATTATTTCTAATTGTGGTATACTGACATCATTCATGTTAGAAGGATTGTTTTTAAAGCAAGCAGTAGAGTTAAAGAAGGCAGTACCGATCGGTTCGTTAGTAATAATGTATATTAAAAAAGATTTACACACACCCATGATATGGAGAGCAGAGTTTAGAAACAATGGGTTTGAATTAGATGCACAAACAACAAATAAAATAATATCTCATAATCTATATAAGAAGTTTAACAAAACTCATGAGGTATACTGCTATAGGAGAAAGATATGATAGTATTATTTGCAACATTAATCGCATTAGCTATATCTGCTGTATTGTACAGATGTGGTGGTATGAGCAAAGATGCAACAGCTAAGCCTACATGGATACCCGTATGGGCAAGGGAGCGTCTTGTTAGACGCTGGGGCTGTCCATTACTATCTATATTGTACCTTATATTGTTCGGATTGAGTTGTGCATGGTGGGTTCATGCAATTGTATTTGTATGTGCGTGGTTAGCAATAACCACTTATTGGGACGATGTATTCGGGGAAGATAATTTTTATATGCATGGATTGGTTTTAGGGCTAGCATATCTACCGTATTTCATGGTTATTCCGTGGTATGCAATATTAACCCGAGCAGTCATCATGTCAATCTTTATGGGATTATGGTGCAAGTTTTGGATTAACGATGTAGCGGAAGAATTTGGTCGAGGTGGTATCATATCTGCTACATTACCTATAATGCTCATATAGAGAGGTCCCTATGAATGGCGACTCATTACAATTATATAACAAGCTTAAAGAAAACTTTTCAGTACTAAAGACACAGTTTGACGAACGCTGGGAAGCACATAATCAATCATCAGCGATACGAGCTCAGAGTTATTGTAGCAAGTTTGATGAAGTAAAAGATGCTATTGCAGATATGTCTAAGAAAATAGGTAAGCTTCCATGCGCCAGGCATACTGGAGATTTAAAAGCTACTGAGAGTAAAGTCAATTTCTTAGAAAAGCTTGTAGTAGTAGTTATAATACTTGGTATAGTATTAGGGGTATGGGTTCGATACGCAACCACGGGGTAATCAATGCGAGTATTAATATTGGCGGGCGGAAAAGGAACTAGATTATTACCACTGACAAAGTACATGCCAAAACCAATGGTCTCCGTACATGGTAAGCCATTTATATATTATATACTTAAGTGGTTAAAGAAGCACGATGTAGTGCTCTCTATAGGGTATCAAAGAAACTCTATACGTAACTGGTGCAAAGAGAATAAGATAGTTGTAGAATTTATAGATGAGATGGCTCCATTAGGCACAGGGGGAGCACTAAGAATAGCAGAGCCATTCTTTAAGACTAATAAAAAGTTTGCTGTAATCAACGGTGATACCTATATTGATGAAGATATAACACAGATAGGTAAGCACCACAAAGGTCTCGCGACAATTGTTAAAGCGAGGTCTATGCTTGATAAGAAGATGAAGCCAGCGGGGGTGTATATCTTCTCTAATAAGATATTCAAGTATATGGAACGACCATATGAGTTTAACCTGGACGAAAGACTTAAATGTGTAGATTGTAATGAGTACACATCAGATAGAGAGTTTTTAGACGTGGGTTCTCATCAGGGTCTTAAGTTCGCAAAAGAACAGAAAGTGTTTAAGGGTAAACGATGGGAAAGCATATAGTACGTTCAATAGCACCCTTGAGATTAGGCATAGCTGGTGGATCAAGCGATTTAAACGTGTTTGTAAGGGAGTTCGGTGGGTTTGTCTTAAATGCTACTATCAATAAGTACGTGTATGCCTCTCTAGAGCCACGTACAGATGGTAGGATAAGCATTAAATCGCATGATTACAATATAGTAGTCAATGGTAGAGCGAACAAGAGCATGCCATACGATGGCAACCTTGATTTGGTAAAAGCAGTAATCAATAGAGTGCATGTCATGCATCCAGCTGCAATACCTGGATTTGACATCATAGTAGCATCTGATGCACCACCAGGAGCTGGACTTGGTACGTCATCTACTGTGGTAGTGGCTCTATTGGGGTTATTCCGCGAATGGTTGGACTTGCATCTTAATGATTACTCACTTGCAAAACTAGCTTGGGAAATAGAACGTAATGACCTTGCCATGTCTGGTGGGTCACAAGACCAGTACGCAGCAGTATTCGGTGGGTTTAACTTTATGGAGTTTCATAAAGATGGTTCTGTAATAGTAAATCCATTAAGAATAAGGGATTGGGTAGCAAAAGAGTTACAGCACAACATGTTATTGGTTTATACTGGTTTGACGCACGTATCATCAGATTTAATCAAAGACCAGGAAAAAAAGATATATGCTAACGTAGAATACATAAAACACATTAAAAACATAGCAGTGGCTGCTAAAGAGGCGCTATTAACAGAAGATTTAAGCAACTTTGGTCAATTGTTATCGTTAGAGTGGCATTATAAAAAGAAATTATCTGGCAAGATAACCAATGAGGTTATACAGGCCATGGAAAAAGTAGCACTTGATAATGGAGCAGAGGGTTTGAAAGTTACTGGTGCTGGTGGGGGTGGAATGATGATAGTATATGCAGACTGGAAGAAAAAACATGATATAGCAAACGCGCTTAGCAAACTAGGATGTCAACCTTGGGATTTTGCATGGGGGCGCAGAGGGGTATATACATGGAGCATACGAACATGAAGATACCAGAATTAGTTAGAGATAAAGTAGATAAGATGGTAATAGAGACTGGAAAGATAGAGATTTTAGGGACACATGACGAGCAAACAGAGGGTATTACAGATACTAGCAATGGTAGGAAAAATAAAGATAAAAAAAGGAAAATAAGAATATGTGAGCTGAGTGGTGCGTGTCCATTTAAGAATGTTTGGACTCATACCGATAGGTGTTATGCATCTTTCTCAGTGTGGAACACATGTCTTCATAAAGGCGAAGAACGTAAGGTATAAAAATGGCAAGAACATACTCATACTGTGACCCAGATGATGATGTCAGAAAACTATTAAAGAAAGTTACTGATGCAATCACTAGCGATACAGACGTACAATATTTTATAGATAGGTCGGATGATTATATAGACGCAAGACTATATCAATTATATTCAGTACCTTTTACTACAACACCTCCTATGATTCGTACTATATCTATGCACTTATCTGCGTATTATATATTAAGGATGTTGTATGTCCAAGCTCGTACCACAGATAATGACGCCTGGATGAATTCATTTAAAGAGTACGCATATGATTTGTTAAACGATATAACCAAGGGTGGTATTCTATTGCTTGATAACAGTGGTAATAAGATAGGAAAGAAGACTAGCCGTGGTATTAAATCCTCTACAGAGGATTATGAGCCTACATTTAATGAGCAAGAACCAACAACATGGGAAACGGATCCTAAGAAATGATTAGCGTAAGAGTCACCAGAAATGACATACCTAAATTGATGAGAGGAAATTCTTCTATTGCTAATAGTATGGATACATTATTAGGTAAAATTGGTGAGATGTTATTAGATTCCGCTCAAGAAGCAATGGATAGTAGCGGTCCTGGGTGGGTTCAACATAAAGCAACGACGACTAAAAGATGGGGTATACATAAGTTATTGCATACACCAGAAAAAGGTAACTATCAGAGCAAAGATGGTACGCCACTTAGTGACATACGGTCAAATTATAACTATATGGTGAGTAATGTATTTGCGGGAAAAGCAACTCTTGAGATAGTAGGTTTAAATGAACACTCTCGCGATATGTATGATACTCACAATCAGGATGGCATTAGAGGCTCAATAGTAATCGCTAATAATGGTGCTAGGATACCATCAAGACCATATTTTAGATGGAGAACTGGTCATAGTCAAAAATCAGAATTACGAAAAGCTAACACAATAACTACTCAATTTATAAAAGATACCCTAAAACAATATGGTATTAGAGCTGGTGGGTTTTTTAATTAAGATGGGAATTTAAAATGACTACAAATTATGTTGCATTAGTAAGTGGAATAGTTAGTACATTGCAAGACAGCCCCCATTTATCTGGTACTGTGGGTAGCACAGATATGTATTATGGTGGCCCTGAACAAACTGCATTCGTAAACTTTCCTTGTATCTCTGTAGAGCTTGACAGTGCAGTTGAGGTTGATATAGCAATGCCCGCTAGAAAAGAACTTGTATCAAGAGTTATAGTAACAGCTTATGACAATTCACCAGATTATATAACGGGATTACAAAGTGTACAGAATATAACACAGAGAATAGATGATGCTTTACAAGCGGGTTATACCGTAGATTCACAAGCTCTCTATAGTCAGGTTACAAATCGTAGATTTGGACCTGCTGACTACAATAACATACCTTTAATGGCTTGTCAGATGGAATACCAAGTCAAAACAAGGTTTGTACGTGCTACATAGAAGGAGAACATTAATATGTCACCTGCAATTGGAAGTAATGCTCAAGTTGGATTTGCAGAAGAGACTGTATGGGCTAGTGGTACCCCAACCATTAATCATTTCATACCTTTCACTTCGGAATCCTTGATGCTTGAAAAAAATATAGTTACTACCGATGCAATTCGAGGGAACTCAGAACGTTCTATTTTTAGAGAAGGTGCTAGCAAAACAGGCGGAGACCTGAATGCTGAAGTACAGCCTACTCAAGAATTCTGTGTTCTTATGAAACATGCACTCGGTAGAGCAGAAACTGCTGGACCAAGTGGTTCACCATCAGCAACTTATGTACATGACATCTATCCATCTGGCACACTACCAGAAGGACTGAAAGTCGAAGTATCAAGAGATGCTGGCGTATTTAAATATAGTGGTATGAAAGTTAATACCATGACATTAAACTGCGCGGTAGGTGAGCCCTTAACATCCACATTTAGCTTACTAGGTAAAGACGAATCTACATCAGCAAACAAAACAACTGCTGATTCTATTTCTACTCTTAATCCTATTACGTTTGATGAGGGTTCACTATATGTAGATGGAACTGCTCAGGAAGTATCTGGCTTTACTCTTACTGTCACTAATAACTTAGCTGAAGATAAGGGCGAGTTAGGCAGTAAATACAGGGCCGCGATACCCAGAAGCGGATTTAGAGACGTAACTGGTTCTTTAAATATGGAGTTTGACAACTTCACAATGTATAACAAGTACGTTAATGGTACTACTGCTGCGTTAGCGTTGCATTTTACGTCTGACGATACGATTAGTACTGGTACAGATACTTATAAAATCAACATAGATTGCCCAAGATGTATATTCACAGGTACTACACCTGTGGTTGGCGGTCCTGACTTGATTTATCATGATTTACCATTCATAGCATTAGCTACTGATTCTCCTTCAGAGGATTGGAAGCGTTATGAGTGCAGAATAAAAGTGCAGAACGCATCAAGTTCTGTGTAGGTTGATTAACAAAGGGGGGAGGCATTCTGCCTCTCCCCTACAAATAGGAGGCACATAGATGTCTATTTTTGCAGAGGATTATACAAAAGATATAGTAATAGAGGACACAACTATAACCATTAAAAAGCTATCTCTTAGTGACCAGATGGAAGCATCTAAGAAGTTTAATTCTGGTGATGAAGCTGGTGGTAGCGTAGAGTTATTGGTTAAATCTATAGTAAAGTGGGATGTAAAAGATAAGGATGGTAACGCGGTACCTATAGATATAAAGAACATAGGTAGGATAAGGGGTGAGATAGCCACTAAGATTACAGAAGCTATTTCTGAGTATAACTCACTTAAGGCCGAAGAAGTAAAAAACTAAAAAGGGCGGTTAAGGCATCTTTTTGTAATGCATCTTTAAAGAATCCGCCCCCGATACTAGATATATTCTCTTTTTGTAGAGAATTCCACTGGACCATAGAAGAAGTCTATCAACAACCATCAAAAGATTTACAATCGTTTATGATTTTACTTCAAGAAATACATAAAGAAGAAAAGGCTGAACAAGCCCGCAGTAATGCCAAGATGAAAAGTAGGAGATAATAATGCCAGTTGTCAATTTAACCATAGCAGCCCAAGCTAAAGGATTAGCGCAAGCGAATGCCCAGTTAGCAAGGATGACTAAAACCTTGCGGGGTCTTGCAGCAGCGTCTGGATTAATGGGCGGTAAGGGTGCGATTCGTGGAGCTGCTGGTTCATCTTTTCTTGGTAGAATGGGATTTGGTGCAGATGATATAAAAAAACTAACTACTTATCAAAAAAATTATGATATGGCTGTTAGGACTGGTTTACCTGGGTTGGTAGAGTCTGCTAAATTTAGAAAACAAAATGCAGGTGCGTTGAAACTTTTAAGTAGTAACAC